ATCCAGACCCAGATGGAATGGGTGGAGGAGATGAACTTGATTTAGCTATTTATAAATTGTCAAGATGGTATAAGGCTTTCCCAGTAGCTGATGTATGTATCGGTAATCACGATAGAATTATTTCTCGTAAAGCATTTGCATCTGGTGTTCCTAAAAGATGGGTTAAGACATTTGGAGAAGTATTAGAAACTCCTGAATGGAATTTTGATACTCGTTTTGTTTATGATAATGTACAATATATTCATGGCGAATCTGGTAGAGCTACAAAAAAAGCAAAAGATGATATGCAATCAACTGTTCAAGGGCATAGGCATACAGAAATGTTTACAGAGTTTGCAGTTGGTGCTAATTTTAAAGTCTTTGGTTGTGCAGTTGGTTGTGGCATAGACAATACATCTTATGCTATGGCTTATGGCAAGAACTTTAAAAAACCAGCTATTGGTTGTGCAGTTGTGTTTGGAGGTAACTACGCAATTAACGAGCCTATGCATTTATAGTATAAAGTCTATTTTCTCAGACCAATCCTCTGGAATGTCTGCATCGATTTTATGGATATACATTTCAAGAGCTTGTTGCGTTTCGTGTCCAGTAATTGGTTGCAATTCTTTTATAGCTTCTGAGTAGCTTTTGTTTTCGGTAGTTCTTAGATATCTAAAAAGATTTGTAATGAAAGAATGACGAAAAGAATACAAACCATATTCTTTACCTAAATTAAATTTATTTTTTACTTTTTTAAATCGCTTACTAAATGCATCTCTTCTTGTATTATCGTCTGTATTCCATTCTGCTGGTTTATCTTTTAAGGTAAATAGAAAGTTCTCCTTATTATGTAGGTGTAAATTCATAGCTTTTACATCCTCTATAAATATACTAGGAATGCGTTTTGTTTTTTGAGGTTTGTTTTTTGCTTTAAAATATAAAAGACTTTCTTCTAGGTTTACATCTTTTACTCTTAATCTGTTTACCTCTACTGGTCTTAAAAAAGAATAGGCTACAAATTTTATATACAATAATAGGTAGGGGTCTTTATTTTTTAAATAATCTACAATATCTTTTAGTTCTTTTTTTGTAAAGGTTCTATCTGTTTTTGGTTTTGTTTTTTCGTTACCTATATCTTTAATAAAATTCCTATCTATTAAATTAAGTTTGTTTTCCATTATAGTAAACAGAGCTGATAAAGATGCTTTTGAGTTGTTGCGTGTTCTTGCAGATGTTTCTTTTAGTTTTTTATTTAAGAATTTAAGAACAACAGACTTTGTTAAATCATTTATGTCTTTTGTTTGATCGTATTTAAGAAAGTCTAAAAATTGGTTCTTTGTGTGAAAGTAGTCTTTAGATGTTATTTTAGAAACAGATAAAGTACAATGTTCATAAGCTAACTCTAATGCTTCTTTTATAGTATGTGCTTTTTTTTCATCTTCAAAATCATTTAAATTAAAAGGAGAGTATCCATTTTTGATTGCAGTCTCTAATCCAAACTTTAAATTTTTTAAATGCCTTACTCTATCCTCAAACTTTTTAAATTTATTAACCCCCCCTTTTAAATGACTTTGCCTTTCTAGTTTGTTTGTATTTGGATTTCTAAAAGACCATCTTAAATACCAAGATTTTTTAAGTGCTTTTGTTTTTTCACTTTTACTTAAATCTTTCCATTCATTGACGTTTATTCCTCCAGTATAAAAAGAAATAGTGTATTTTTTTTGCATTTTTTTTAAAACATCTAGTGCGTACTCTACAACGTATTTTTGAAGTATTTTTTTGTTTTTCTTCATGCAAAAACGATTTAAATTTTACACCTAAATCGTTTTAATACAAAGAGTTATGTTTACTTTTAATTTTGTAGCGAAGACGGGATTTGAACCCGTGACCTCAGGGTTATGAATCCTAAGGCAGATTTACAAACCCCTATAAACATTGACTTTATACATTGTCGATTTATGATTAATGACAACTAAATAACGTACTTTATTTATTGCAACTTTGTTGCATTTTTATTATATTGCTAAATGTAAATATTTTTATTTACAATATGAAAAAATAGTAGTAAAACCCTCTGAATATAAAAATTGTTATAAAAGATAATATTTAAAAATAAATATTATTTATCCCCTATTATAGAAATTAATATATTAGATAAAAAATTTAAATTATTGAAAAATATTAAATCTGATCCAGATTATTACATAGAAATAGTAAAAAAAAATAAAAAGATTATAAAAAAATTAAAAAATGAAATAGGAAAAAAGAAATTAAATATTATTCTTTCAAAATTTGAATAGCTCTTTTTTGACTTTCAACTTCAAACCATAAACCATAGACTTCTGTCTGTAAAAGTTTATGGTGGTTTTTTATTACATCAGATGCTAAATCTTGCATTTTGATTCTTTCCTCAGTCCCTAAAGTTATATTATTAGTATCGTTTTCCATCGCTTTAGTAGCAAAATCAATAATAATTTCTTTGGTTTTTCTTTGTGGATTAGCAACTTTATTGCTAAGTATTTTTCTAACCCCAGCCTCTGTTAAGTCTGTGTTGTTATGGATTTCGTAAGCTGAAAATCCTTTATTTTTTAGGTATATAATACTATCTTCAAAAGTCATTTTTATAATTTTTTTTAAAAAGTATCGTTTTGTATCGTAAAGTATCGTATCTTTGTTGAAAGATTGTTAGTAAATATACAAAATAAAAACCCAAAATGAAAGAAATTTCCCTTCAAATCTCTGAAAAAACACACCAACAAATTCTACAAAACTGCTTCATAAGATTAGACAGAGCAACTTATAAAGGAAGCACTATTGATTCTGTTTCTTTTTACAAACAATTTAACACAAGCCAATACTTATTTGAGGTATTTGGAGAGGTTGATATTGTTTGGTTGAATGAAGAGAATTACGAGTTTAATAGAGTTAGCTCCATCAGCATATCAATGTATGATGATGCTGGAGAAATGTTTCCAGATGAAAAAATATACGATACAATAGAAAAAAACCTTGAATTTTCAATTATATAATTATGCCAAACATTATCGAACAACTTAGAAGTACAAGTTTATCAAAAGCTAGTAAATCAAATCAAACCCTTAACAATATAGTTTACAAAGCATTTCATGATGCTCAAACTGATGAACAAGAAATAGCAATTGCTGCAATCGCATACAAATATAATTTGGGTTGCTTGGATGAGTTAATCGGAGTTTTAGAAGTTCAGGGATCAAAACTTCCTTTTTAACTCTTGTCTCCTTTAGAACAAAATATAATCAATCTATTACCTACTCTTTCTGATGAAGCTAAGAGCAAGGCTCGATTAGTTTTAGGGGAGAATCCAAGTTTTACCAAGAAAAAAAAGACTAGCAATCACTTGACAAAACAAGAAGCAGTAGTGCTAGTTAGAAAAATGTTAAAAATATAAAATGCAAAACCCCCAAAAAAAATTAGCTGAATACATAATTCAAAACAAAGAAAAGTTTTCAAAGCTAGAAATACAGAAAGCACAACAATTTTTATTTAACGTGGAAGTGAACGCCACAACAAATCGTTCACATTAATTAATAATTATTATTATGGGATTTCTTAAAAGAGAAATACAAACAAGTGTAAATCCAACGTCTAAATTTTTAGAGTGGAAAAGTAACAACAAGTCTTTTGCGTATTACGACAAAGAAACTAAACAAAATGTAGAGGTAAAACTGCCTATTACATTTATTGTATTAGAAGAGTATCATTGTATCAAAGGGTTCTCTGATTCTGACCAGACTGGAATATACTCTAACGAGGTATTGCAAATTGGTACAGAAGAAATGGAAGTTCGTTCTTACAAGGGTAGAATCATTGCCAAAGGTTTATACAAAGACATCAAAGGAGCAGTAAATGCTGCTGGTGGTAACTATCACAAATCTATTTATGCAGTAACCAAAGAAGGAGAGTTAATCAACATTTCTTTAAAGGGTGCAGCAGTTAGTAAATGGAGTAAGCTAGTTGAGAAAGGAGCTTGGAAAAGATTAAGTGATGAGTGGATATCTATTGAATCTGCTGAAGATCACAAGAAAGGTATGGTAAAATACTCCACACCAAACTTTGTCTTTAATACATCTTTATCAGAAAATGAAT